GGTCTTTCCAGAATATTTCCGATATGGTGCAGTTGACAAGTACTTTTATTCGTCCGATTATGGATGATGTGTTTATTGATACTTTCGCTTTCTTTGTTCCGCTTCGGATTCTTTATGATGATCTGGAATCTGTGTTTGGTGACCCTAATCCTTCTGCTTATAGTAAGCCGTCTCTTTCGTCGATTCCAACTATTATGGGTAATGATGTAGGAAAAATCTTTGTTGCTGTTGGTAGTGTTGGTGATCATTTGGGACTTCCTACTTTCAATAATATTGATGGTGGAAGGTATTCCGTTCTTCCTTTCCGTGCATTTGCTAAGATTTGGGATGAGTATGCACGTAATCAGAATGTTGATCAAGAAATGGTAGTCCAGACTGGTGGTTTTCAGCTTACTGAAGAGCCTAATACTGATCCTTGGTCTCCTACTAACTATTCTGGTATGCTTCCGCCGGTTTCCCGTTTCCATGATTATTTTTCTACCATGCTTCTTGCACCTCAGAAAGGTCCCGCCGTTCGCATTCCTGGCTTTGCGGCAAATTTACCTGTTATAACAGGCACTACGCATTTTAATGCGAAAGGCCCTGTACCTCTTCATGGTGATTTTTCTTTTGCTGGTGCTTTACCTTCCGGAACTACTGTTTCTTTAGGTTCTGTTTTGGATACTACTGGTATTTCTGTTTTTGATCAGACTGTTGTCCCGGTTACTGCTTCTGGTGATAAATTTGGTTCTGGTTTTAATCCAACTAACCTTTGGACTCAGACTGGTGATGTTTCGGAAGCTACTATTAGTAGCCTTCGGACTGCTTTCCAGATTCAGAAGTATTATGAGCGTGATGCTTTGTATGGCTCCCGTTATCGTGAGTATATTTACGCTGCTTATGGTGTAGAAACGGATGATGCGTCGCTTCAGATTCCTCAGCTTCTCGCACATGGTCATCATCGGCTTGACATTACGTCAGTTGCTTCGACTTCTGATGCTGTTTCCGGCGATACTCAGACTTATCCTGTTGGCCAGTTTGCCGGCTCGTCTAAGACTTTGAATTCCGGCACGATGCGGTTTACGAAATCGTTTACTGAGCATGGTTATCTTTTCTTCTGCTTCTGCATCCGGTATAAGCATCTTTATAGCCAGGGTATTGACAAGGCATGGATGCGTACCGATCGAAATGATTTTTATGATCCGCTTTTTGCTAATCTTTCGATGCAGGCTGTTAGTCTTGATGAAATTTATGGTGAAGATGAAAATTTTTCGGATTCTGTAATCGGTTATCAGGAAGCTTGGGCAGAGTATCGTACCTTCCTTTCTTCGGTATCTGGCGAGATGCGGCCGAATCCTGTCGGTAATGGTATAGGTCAATATTGGTCTTTGGCTGATTTCTTTACTTCTAAGCCTTCTTTGCTTGATATTGTTCACGAGACTGACGAGCCGTGGAAGCGTGTTCTTTCGGTTGATCCGGCTAAGCAAGATCCGTTCATTGTTGACTTTGGATTTAAGGGCATTCTTGCACAGGTTGTGCCGTATTATTCTACGCCTGGATACGTTGATCATCATTGAGGAGGTTTGATTATGCCTTTGTTTCCTGTTTTGCCTAATAATCCTGTTGTAAATAGCGGTGGTGATTATTTTGTTAATCCTGATCGAGCTGTCGCTAATTCTCAGCGTAAAGCTGATTTACAAGCTCGTCAAAAGGCCGCTAATAATGCTTTTCAAAATGATGTAAAAAGTGAACTTAAGGAATGGCTGAACAATGCTTTTTCTGGAGATCGTGACAATGAACGTATTGAACAGTGGTATCAGCGCGTGAAAGAGGATAATAATTCCGCTATCCAAGAGGCACGGCGTTATACGGAACAGCGTGAGGATACTGCACTTCTCCGTTATGCGGAACAGCTTAAGAAACTTGGCTTGAATCCTGCTGCTTATCTTGGAGCAGGTCAAGCCGGGGCAAGCGCCGGAGTTGCTAATACTATGAGCAACGTTACCCCGGCGCTTTCCGGAGCGCAAGGTACCCAACTTGTCGGAACTGGTGTTTCTGCTGCTGTATCTGTCTTAACAACGCTGATGAACAACATCACGTCAATTTATGGTAAAGGCATTTCTTCGGTTTCTGCGTTGCTTCCGTTGTTGCTTGCTTAAGCAAGCAACAAATTGGTGCCCCTGCGGGGGCGCCTTTCTTTTAGAGAGCATCGCTCTTTTTTTAAAAAAAATAAATTCGAAGGGAGCGGAGCGACCGGTCCAGCAAAATAGGAGCCTAAAGGACCACCTGAGGTGAGGACAGCCGTCCTTTAGGCGCTGTTGGAACGGTGTTAAACTCAGTTGTTGGAACAGTGTTAAACTCGAAGAGTTTTGCACGGTTTCAATGGCTGAGTTTTGCACGGTTTCAACAGTGCGGACGGATTCCGCAACCGTGTCCTTTAGGTTCCGCAAGACTTTTGATAACTTTCCCTGCCGAGGAGAGGAGCACAGCCGGCGTAGGCGTTGTTGTAAGAGTGGTAAACTCGTAGAGTTTTCCACGCTTTCAACGGCGCAAAGGCTGAGCGCACGGCGGCAAGAACAGACCCATCACTCGCTAAAAGCTAACTTTTTGGAGTTAGCACAGAGCGAGTGATGTTGTTCATCGGCGTTAGATCTACTAGATATATATACGCCCATTCACTCCAAAAGGGCTTTTAGAGGTGTGGATGAGCTTTTGGAGGTGTTTTATGTGTGTTAAGCCTAATTGGATTATTCCGTCTTCAGATGGTTATAAGTTCTCATTTAAGGAACCTGTGAAGAAAGTTGCTTTTATTGATTCCGAAACTGGCGAATACTTAGAGCCTTTCCCTGTTGGTTGTGGTAAATGCCTGGAATGCATCAATAACCATAAGATGCAATGGTCTATCCGACTTTATCAGGAGAGTACTCTTTATGAGCGCAAGTGCTTTATTACTCTTACTTATGCCCAGGCGCCGGCCGGTGGCGTTAATAAGCTTCATGTGCAGGATTTTATCAAGACTTTGAGAAATCGGCATAAAGATCTTCAAATTCGTTATTTTTTTTGCGGTGAGTATGGTTCGCAAGGTAAGCGCCCGCATTATCATGCTTGCATTTTTGGTTATGATTTCCCGGATAAGAAAGAGTTTCGCCGGGATAAGAAAGGTTTTATTATGTATCGTTCGGCAGAGTTAGAAGACATTTGGAAATATGGTTATTCTTCCATACTCCCGATCAATATTATCACTCTTGGTTATACCACTAAAGATATGCAGAAGCTTTTACCCCTCCAGGACGGGCGAGAACCGCCCTTTACGCTTATGAGTACCCACCCTGCTATAGGATATGCCGCTTTTGATAAACGGCTTTCAGATGGCAAAATTTACGTCCCTGGAGGGTATTCCTGTACTATTCCCCGTACTTATATACGGAAAATGATTGCAGATGGTGATAATGTTAGCGATTATTATCGTATTTGGTCGCAAATTCCGCAACGTGAGGTAACGGAAGATCGTTTTAAGGCTGAAGATGTTAAAAGAAAAAATTTTCGCAAGAAAATTATTAAAATGTATTGACAGAGTGTTTTTTTTGTGGTAATATTATCATGTAGGGAGTGCACACCCAAAAAATTAAGGAGGTTTTTATGACTAAAATTAGACTTGCGCTGAAGATTTTTAAATTGGTTTTGAAACTTGAAATTGATCATAGTCTTCTTGATCGACTTTCAAAGTCGACAGCGCTTAAGGTGATTATTCAGGAGGGTGATGATGCTTAAAAATATTGGTTTTCCTGATATTCCGTTTGCTGGTATTACTCCAGTAAGTACGGTTCGTAATACTTACGAACTTGTTAAGAATCTTGATGGTACAAAGTCACTTATTCCTTCTGGTAAGGAAGATATCAGTGCTATTATTGAATCTTCCAGAGAAATGGCACTTGATGCTATTCTCGATCGGTTTCTTGATGATGATAAATCAATTACCTTTGAGGATGAACTTGCACTTCGTGCTATGCAGACGTCTTATACTGGCGGCGAGGCTGCCGCAACAAAGCTTGATCTTCTTTGCGATTATTATGACGTGATGGAAGATACCAGGGAAGCGCTCGGACTTCCTCTGGAGATGAGTTTTACCGAGATTTCCGCTTATCTTGAGTCTAATTACAAAAAAATTAAGGAGGTGCTTGATAATGGCTCGCAGAAGTCGCAGACTGCGCCGGAGAATGCGCAGAACAGCCAGCCGCAGGACGTTCCGAAGAACGTCGAGACTCCACAGGAGTCGTAAATCTCGTATTGGAAGAGGAGGTATTGCAATATGATTTTTTATTGTTATGCTCTTTACGATTATAATGAGTCTGAGTTTAGTTTAATTCAGTCTCATGTGAATGATGATGTCGCTGTTTATGAATTTTCGCGTCAGATTCTGAGAGAATTTACCGACCATAATTTGCTTAATCTTACTGTTGAAAATCCTATTAATCCTTTTATTTGGCGTGATGGTTCTTTTAAGCTTAATGCTGAATTTTTGGAGCGGTTTTCTATTTTCCGTATTGGTATTTATAATTCTTCGACGGGATTGCTTGATGGCTCTGTTGATCGGGAAAATCTTACTGATAAGTTTCTCGAAGCTTTGAATTCTTATCTTGATTATTATAACTCGCTTGAATTTTTTAAGAAGTTGGAGGTAAAAGATGAGGGCTAATTATAGAATAGGTTCTTTACCGGCGGTTAACCGCCGCCGGTATCCGTTTCCGTTTAACTATCGTCATGCCACTTCGGCTCCGATTGGTAAACTTATTCCTTTGCCTTATAAGGAGGTTCTTCCTGGTGATACTTGGTCTTTCCAGAATATTTCCGATATGGTGCAGTTGACAAGTACTTTTATTCGTCCGATTATGGATGATGTGTTTATTGATACTTTCGCTTTCTTTGTTC